CAAGTAAAATCTGTTGAACCTTTAATAAATGGACTACCAGGTGTAGCTACATTTAATTCAGGCGACGGAGTTGCTTTATTTAGTACAGCTCACCCAACAGTAGCTGGAACTTTCGCAAATACACTAGCTGTACAAGCGGACTTAAACGAAACTTCTTTAGAGCAATCTTTGATCGACATTGGTCAAATGACTGACGAAAGAGGTTTAAGAATCGCAGCAAGAGGAGTGAAAATGATCATTCCTTCTGAAAATCAGTTTACAGCTGAAAGACTTATGAAGTCTCAAGGTAGAACTGGAACAGCTGATAACGATATCAATGCAATCGTATCAATGGGTATGATTCCTCAAGGTTATAGAGTGAACAACTACCTAACTGATACAGATTCGTACTATATCATTACAGACGTGCCAAATGGCATGAAAATGTTCAATAGAGCTCCATTGACAACTGCAATGGAAGGCGATTTTGATACTGGAAACGTAAGATACAAAGCTAGAGAAAGATACTCTTTCGGAGTTTCTGACCCTAGAGGTATCTTCGGCGTTGAAGGTGCGTAATCAATAAATTTTTTGTGGCGGGACACAGTCTCGCCACAATTACAATACAAAAGGTGAGACTTATGAAAAAATTCTTGATACAGATAAATGCGTACGGACACTACTCAAAATTTGCAGTAGAATCAGCAGATGACCCTAATTCACTAGAACAAGCAATCCTTGACAAACTTGGAGAAAATAGTATAGTTTGGGAAAAAACGGGAATGTTTGGCTCGTTGAATAGAATAACCTATGAGGAGGTTGTTAATGATACAAGACCTATACAAAGCAAAAAGGTCCTTGGAGTTGAAGTGGG